GACATTACGTACTTTCTTAGTAAGAGAGCCACATCGTATGTAAATACGATGGAACGATCTGGTAAGAAAAACCGTAAAGTGCGTTTTCGTGACGTCTTCTGGTGGAATCTCCTTCAGTGTAAAGTACTATCTAGTACTGTACCTAAGGATTTCATCCAGAAAGCCTATGAAAAACATCACACCGCAATGTCCACTCCTCCTTCTATAACCATCTCTGATGAACTTCTAGATGATATTAGAGAATTTGTAAAACCTTGGATTCAATCCGTGGTTTCCAGCTACCGAGGTATTACTAAACTACCAACTACTCACGCAAGTTTTGAAAACAAACGTGATGAAGGAGGTATTAAGAAATCCCTCGATAGTCAGATCAAGGTTAGGGCCTTTCAAAGTGACTTTCCCCAAGTTCATATTGAACCTGTGGTTATCCACTTAGAAGGACCACCTGGATCCGGGAAATCCAGATCTATCGAGAAGATCGCCCGTGCTCTTTGTAGCAAGTTCGGTTATGATCCTGATCATTTTCGTGATCAGTGTTATTACCGCTCTGCCGCGACCAAGCACTGGGATGGATATAGAGGTCAACTGATTTCAGTTTTAGACGACTTTGGCTATGCTACACCAGATTCTGGTGATCATAGACAAGAGTTACTACAACTAGTGTCAGATTGTGACTATGTCCTTCCTATGGCTAATCTTAAAGACAAGGGTAAGCTTTTTCGCTCCAAGTTCCTAATCATTACGAGTAATTTGGGGACACACTCTATGCAAGTTAAAGGATTTAGTTGTCCTTCTGCTTATTATAGACGTTTGACCCCAACGTATAAGCTAGGTAAGTCTCGATGTTTCCGTTACATATATAGATATGCAACTGAAATTTACGATCCTACTAAAGCCGTATACAGTCGTTCTGGTTACGAATTTGTGGATGAATGGCAACAGACTGATGAGTATAAAACCTTGCCAGTCGAGAGAATCATTAACGAGTCAATGGATACATTTTTGTTCCGAGTCGGATCTAATAATAAATCTGTTTGGAACCAAGTTATCCAGGAGCCCACCAATACTTTTGCGGGATTATCTATTGATTATCCTTCAAAAGTTAGTGAGTTCAACTCTGTTAAAGTTCATGCCATACCTGAACCATTAAAGTGCCGTATAATAACGAAACCAATGGCTCAGACCTATGCGTTAAAGCCCCTCCAACTTTCTATGTTCGATAGTCTGAAAAGATGGAAATGTTTCGAGCCGTGTTGGAATCCTAACTACGGT